TTATCCTCCGACAGAAATCTGACGAAATGGCCCGGGCCCAAACCGCGCTGAGACCTGCGCCACTGAAATCTCGAACGCCCCGATGACCCCATCGGCTGATTGCTCAGCCGCCGAGTAGACAAACGCGGCTTGCTGGGTTTGAAAGTCTGACAGGATCACACCACCGACAGAAATACGAATGCTATAGGCCTCGGCATCTTCCGCCAAAGGCACCTCGGAAGATTGCCAACTGTCACCATCCAACCGCGTGCGGCGGGTCCATTCCACGAACACCTCACCGCCCGGTGCCCCAACCGCACGCAAATGACACACCGGATACGGGCGCAGCCCAATTCCATCAAAGGCATCAGATCGGCTGACAACCGTCGGGTCATCGTATCCTCTAGCGGTCACACCGATCTTATAGTTGCGCACCAACCCGCGCGCCGACAGCGGAAGGTTGATCTGCTGGAGAGAGCGGTCCAACAAGACGACAAAGCTGCCTACGGGCCATTCGGCAGGTTGAATACCATCCGTCCCCAATTGTCCCCGCAGACGCATCGACACATCCCACGTTTCCGGCGCAACCAATTCGGCATCAACAAACTGAAAGACCTCCCAATTCGCAGCAGTGCCGTCCCCGATCACAATCGAATTCGCCCCATTCAACACAGAAGTAACCGACGCGGACGCCAAGGCCCCGCCAACCACCCTAACGCGCAACGGCGCACCCCGGTCCCAAAGCCCTGAACGAGACGCCATCAACGCCGTCTCCGTAACCCCAATGATCGCCGGGGCGGCCACTACCGTATTCAACTCAAACCCGAACGGATCGGGCGACGACCACACCCCTACCGTTCCAGGCCATGGATCCGCTGTAACCGCGATATGCGGCGCGTGGGGCACCTCTTCGCCGGTCAACAAAGGCAGATCCAGAAAGACAGGAAATGTGGGAACTGGCGCCGTAAAGCTGCGCGCGCCAAAGCTTTCTTCTTCAATGTCCGCTCGGCGGTACGTGCCGGTTTCCACCCGCACAGCCTCGACAAGAGAACTATCCCCCAGTTCGACCCGATCAATGCGCCAAAGGCTATCGCCCAGTTCTACAGTATCGCCCGCCCCAACAGCCAGTTGCGATGGCGGCAATGCAAAGCGGGCCGTATCGCGCCCAATCCTTATTTCCGCCAACCACCGAAGGGTCAACCCTTGCGCCTCTGCTGCGGTCAATCCCAAAGCTAGCTCTGAGGCAGAAACACCGCGCAACTCCTCATCCGGATAGCGGGCTTCAGCGGCCCTAACGTCATAGTCCGCCTGCACATCCACATAGCTCAACCGTAAAATCCCGCTGGAGTCGGGCTCCGCCTGCCGCGACACTTCGACATAGCCTTGGGTCTCATTGCCTACAGCTAAAGCTTCCATCGACAGCACATGAGCAGGCTTTCCCGTTCGCAAGGCAAAACGCAACAAACCATCGCGCTCTGCAACATCCGCAGAATAGCCCATCAACAAAGGCTGCAAAGACGCCCGCCCGGACTGAACCTGTTCAACAGCATATCCGCGCACAACGCCATAAAGCTGATCGGTGTTCAAGGCCGTCACCGCGCAAGACCCGCAAATCTCACGAACGACCGCGTCAAGCGGCTGGTTTGTGGCGCGGCCATTCAACCAATGCCCGCGCCCATAGGCCGGGGCATCCCCCCAAACATCCGAAAGCCCCGGAAAGGCCGGAAAAGGACGCGCATCCCAAGCCCAGGCATGGGCGCGATCCATATCCACCATGGCGCCAGTGTAGACCTTAGACTCCGGATTGTTTTCCGGTGATGCCCAATAGGCGTTGATGGCCCGCAGATACTGCATCTGCGCAAGATCATCGCGGTGGCCATTTGATGCCCTCGGCAGACCCGATTCCGACGATAAGGCGTCCAAAAAACGATTGGGTTGGTTCGGCCCCTTGTCGATTGCAGCACAGCCATATTCGGTAAAGCGGAACGGCTTGGACATGGGCTCCCAAGACGTCGGCAGGGCGTTTCTTATGCCACCAATACGATTGTGATGCGGGTTCAACCACCAGCTGCGCAAATCCTTGACGCGGTAAACCCACGGCTCATCATATGCGCCATCCGTGATAGGCTCACGCCGCTGAAATGACTCGCCCTCGGGTGAATCATAATACCAATCAAAGCCCTCACCGCCCTCTACATTCACTTGCAGATAGTCAAGGTTGTACAGGCTTCCCCAGGCTTCGTCCGCGTGCCCGTCCTCATCGCGCCAATCCGACAAAGGCATGTAATTGTCGATGCCGACAAAGTCGACTTCGGGATTCGCCCATAAGGAATCAAGGTGGAAATACAGGTTTCCATCGGCTTGATAGTTGGAATATTCAGACCAGTCAGCCGCATAGCTGATCTTGCACCCAGCCCCAAGAATCTGCCGCACATCCTGCACCAATTGGATCAGTGCGGCCACCACCGGAAAGCTGTCGCCCGCCCCACGGATCTGCGTCAGCGAACGCAATTCAGACCCGACACAAAAGGCATCTACCCCGCCAGCCGCCGCGCAAAGATGCGCATAATGCAGGATAAAGCGGCGATAAGACCACTCAGCCGGACCTGTGTAGCTGACAATAGCGCCGCTCCGCTGAAAGTCGGCCGGATCTGTGGCCCCGAAAAAGCTGGCCACTTCGGCCGCGGCCGCAGCAGATCTATCCGGCGTGCCAGCGCGACCCGGGGCTGCCGAGGTCGTAATCCGCCCCCGCCACGGCAAGGCTGCTTGGGGTGCCACGCCGCTCCATGGGTCAATCAACGTGTTGCCATCCAGCTGATCCATCAGAATAAACGGATAAAACATCACTTCTCGGCCAGCGTCGTGAATAGCCGAAATGGCCTCAATCACCGAGGCATCTGCCGGCGTGCCGCCGTAAACCGGCCGCCCCTCCACTTGCGGCACAACCTGCGCGGCGGCCCGGGTGATCCCGCCCGAACGCCATGGCATCCCCACGCCATCAAATTGCGTCTGCTCCACCTTCGGACGCAGTTCACAACTGCCACAGCGCAGATCCCCGCCAAACCAGGATACCACCAAAGACACCGATCCGCAGTTCGGCAATTCCGTTATCAAATGCTCCAACGAGGTGGCAAAATCCGTCCGCCCAGATGATGAATGCACATTGGTCGAAACGCTACGCCCCAGATCATAGACAAAATGAACCGGCGTTGTCGCCAAAGCGTATTCGCCCGTGCCCGGAATCAGCGACACGCCCCGGATGGCATCATCCAGCGCAGGCGCGCCACCGGTATCGCGCGCAGGCCGCACCACCTCAAAGGAAAACTGCGGCACCCGGTTGCCATAGGCCGTCAGGTCCAGATCCTCGATTACCACATAGGCAATCCCGCGATAGGCCGGGGCCTTGCCGACACCTTCGACCGCCTCGATCCGCGGGTCAGGCAATTGCACCTCACTGCCCGAATAGACGCGCAAGTTCAGATCATCAGGCGAAATCTCGCTGCCATCCGCCCAAATCCGGCCCACCTTCAGAATCTCGCCCTCACAAAGCGCAATGGCCAGACTGACGGAATAGCTGAAATCATTGACCTTGGGCTGCGGCGCGCCCTTGCCACCGCCCCGGCGGGCGACATGCTCCTGAAAGTCAGTTGTCCAGATGATCTGACCCGCGATCCGCATCCGCCCCCAGATCTGCGCCACCGGCGCCCCTTCGGAGGCACCGGTCAACCGCATCCGGTCAATCCTGCCCACCTCAACCGGATCGGACCCGCCACCAAGAACACGCTGATCGATACTGCGCCCAACCGTGGCCCCAACAGCCCGGCCGAACACGGCCCCCGAAAGGCCAAGAACGGCGCCGCCAAACCCCGAACCGATCGCCGCGCCAGCAGCAGAAAGAAGCAATGTTGCCATGATCAATGGGCTCCGTCTGGAAAGGTGAAACGCGCCGCAACACGGCGACGCCAAGGAGCCGTCAGCGCGCTATCCATCACGCAATGACCGCTATATGCGTGGATAAAGCGCGCCTGCGCTCCGATGCTTGATTGAAGGCCAAGATGCTTGGCCACACTGCCCGCGCGCATGCGAAAAACCAGCACATCGCCCGGGGCTTCATCGTGAACCGGCTTTGCAAGAAGAACCCGCTTAGCAGCGCTTAACAAAACCTCATCACGCGTCGGCTCGTCCCAATCGGGCGTATAGGGCGGCACAGGTTCGGGCTCTTGGCCATAAAGCGCACGCCAGACCCCGCGAAGCAGGCCCAGGCAATCGGTGCCAGCACCCTTGCAACTCGCCTGATGCACATAGGGCGTGCCCAGCCATTCGCGCGCCTCGGCCAAAATGCGCTTTACCGGTGCCATTATGACCCCGCCTGCCCTGACTTCGGGTAAGCCGTCAGCCAATCTTCTCCGGGCATATGCGGAAACCCCCGAAAGTTCAGCAGGTTCGCAAACTTCAGTCGGCAGCTGTCCATCCGCTTGTCACAGCCCGCTTCGAACCGCACCAAATCGCCAGTCGCCAAAGCAGCCCGCACCCCGTTCCACAGCTCAATCCGGCGCCCCTGCCCCTGAGTCCGATCCGATTTGACCATCCCGCCCAGCCCCGCCGCAGCGCCAGACAGCACCGTGATCCGGCCAAACTCAAACCACCGGTCATCAAAGCCGCCAAACTCGGCAAACCCGAAAACCCGCCGCTCCCGATCCAAAGTCTCCACGGCGCGTTCCGAAAAATACCCCGGTCGGGTAAGGTCAAACTGACACCGCGCATCGCCCAAAACGGCCGAGCAGCCTCGCGTATAGGCCAAGCCAATCGGCTGGTTCAACGCTTCAGCCAACCCCCGCAACTCCGCGCGAAACTCGGCCCCTGTCCGGGTAACTTCGCCCAAAGTGCCGCGAAACAATTCCGTCCGGATTTCAGGGTCCGCCCAGTTCACCAACCACAGGCGCACCTCGGCCCCGTCATAGCGCCCAGCCGCCAGATCCACTTCAGATATCGCCGCATCCGACAGAGCACCCAATGCCTCGGTATTATCCACCGAAAGCCCAGTGCTCTGCTGCAAAGCCCGCGCCGTCAGGCCAGAGCCCGCCCTATGCGTCACACCGGCAAAGTCCAGATCCCGATCATGGTCGGCAAAGCCCAGAACCACGCCATCTTTGCGAGTCACAGTCCAGGCCCGGCACAGGGTCGTTGTTCCCAAAGCAAGATGTGCGTCCAACTCTGCATTGCTCATGCCCGCACCTCCACAATCGGCACCATCGGTACATCCCCCGCCTGAAACGACGCGACCGAAGTCTGGATGCCATCGGTGTCAAACCGCACCGGCACATCAAACTCGAACCCCGCCGTCACCCGCGTGCCCAAGGCAGGTGCCACCTCAAACGTCACCAGCCCCGTCGCCGGATCAACGGTAAACTCCAGCCCCTCAACCTTCGGATCCTCCGCTACCGCCACCAGAACAGACCCCAAAACCGCCTTCACAATCGGCCGCACATAGGTCTCCTCACCCGACCGATAAGTCTTTTGCAGCGGGTAAACCGTGACCACCCCATCCCCGATCCCGATGATCTGGTCCAAAGGGCCAGGCGCCTTTGACGCCGGGCAGGATTTGTAATCCGACCAATCCTTCCAGCGAAACCCGTGCAACTGCCCGCGCCTGCTCTCAAAGAACGCGATCAACGTCTCCACATCGTCCAAAGACCGCAAGCCTACGCCCGCGTCATAGCGCCTGCGCGAATGCGCCCAAGGCGTGTTGCGCTCTTCATGGCCGTTTTGTAGCGTGACAATCTCTGTCCGTCGCTCTGGCCCGCCAACCGAGCCAAAGCTGAGGTTGGCCGGAAATCTGATCTCATGAAATGCCATTGCCTGTCCTCACCGGTTCCGCTGACCACGCGCCAAGGCCCGGCCCACCTGGGCCGCGATCTGGCTTTGACTGCGCTGAAATCCCTGCACATCTGGGGTGTTGATATTCATCACCACATTCACCGGCCGCGCCGAGCCACCGGCTTGCACACCCAAACGCCCATCGGCCCCACGCGCCAAAGGCATAATCGCCTCAGGCCCGGCCTCGCCCATTAACCCGCGCCCGCCACGCATCGGGAACGACGTCGGCGACGCCACCACACCCCCATTGGCAAATGGCATCACCTTGCCCTGCGCAAACGCACCACCATTGGCAAAGGGCATCAAAGCCCCCATTGCCCCGGCAATCCCCTGCGCCAAAGTGCCCCCCAGCGCATTCGTCACCGGCTTCATCGCAATGCCGTAAATCGTATCGGCAATTGTCTTGCCCACACCGCGCAAAGCATCCGACAGCTTCATCCCGTCAAAAGCCAACCCGTCAAACGCGCGCCGCAACCCGCCGCCAATCCCCGAAGACAGCTTGCCCACCTCACGCTCGGTGAAGGTCACCGACTCCCGCATCCGCGCCATCTCACCATCAAACGCCGCCACCATCTCGGCCGAGGCTCCCAGCCGGTCCTCCAGCGCCGTCAGCTGATCCATCAGGATCTCTGCATTATCCATCATCCATCCCCTTGCCATGAATATCGGGAAACGCGGCCGCCATCTCGGCCAACCGCGCCCGCGTGAGGGGCGGAGCCAACTGCTCCGCCCCCAGCATCATCCGCAACTCCACCGGCGTCAGACGCCAAAAGGCGGCAGGCTCCAGCCCCAAGCCGTGCAAGCCCGCCCGCATCAGTCCCGGCCAATCAATCCGAGGCGGCGGGATCGCAGATTTCACGGCTCACCCGGCAGGGCAAAAGCGCGCGCCAACAACTCCGCCGCCGCCCGCGCCGCCTCCACCGGACCGCCTCCGATCTCAACACGCAACAGATCCGCCGCAGACCCTTGCCAGCCGCCCCCGCGCAGACCCGCAACAATCAGCGCCAGCACATCGCGGGTAGAAAACCGCCCCGCCTCGAACCGCTCTACCAAGTCCAGTAACGACCCGGCTTCCAGCGCGGTCTCCAACTCGGCCAACGCGCCCAAAGTCAGCTTGGCCACATGACGCTGCCCATCAAGAATCAGCCCCACCTCCCCTGCCCAGGCGTTCACCATCACAACACCGTAAAGGTCAGCACCCCAGCCGAGGCCAGCGTGACCTCATAGGTCGCCTCGCCATTATGACTGCCCGCATATTCGAGGCTTGAGATTTGGAACGCCCCCTCAACAGTGCCGAAATCCGGGATTACCACCTGAAAATCCGGGATCTCTCCGTCAAAGAAAATCTGCCGTGCCCGCTCATCGGTGTTCGCATCGCGAAACACGCCCGAGCCGGAAATTGAGGCCGATTTCACCCCCGCCCCCGCCAGCAACTCGCGCCAGCCGCCCGTAGACTCCAGCGATGTCACATCCACCGTCTCGGCGTTGAAACTGATCCGCGTGGCCCGCAGGCCCGCGATGGTCTCGAACTGACCGTTCCCGGTCTGGTCAATCTTGATCAATAGGTCTTTGCCAGCCTGAACTGCCATGACGTCTCTCCTGTAGTAAGGGTTTGAATTTACAACTCGATCCGCGCGCGAAAGGTAAGATCAATCCGGCGCACTTCGCCCTCATCAATCCGCTTGGCAGAGGCGCGCAGAAACAACAGGCTGACCAAAGACCCGCGCGTCAGCGTCAGGGCCGCCCCGGTCAACTCATCCGAAATCGTTACCGCAATGGTCTTGGCGGGCAGAAACCCTGTGCCATCGCTGATGACAGCCACCTGCAACAGATGCTCCGCCCCCGCGCCCGATTTATCGGACGCATCGCGGACCTCCTCAGGCCCAACCAAAACGAAAGTCCCCACCGGATTGGGTGGCACGGCATCATACACCGCCACCCCCACCAGCGCGGGCAACCCGGTCAGGTGCTGATACACCGCCGTCTGCAAGGCGGCTGCGGCTGCATAACTCATATCGGTGCCTCCTCTTTGCAAAAGCACGTCAGGTAGTGGCCCGCTTGCCCCCGCTCGGCCACCGCAAGAATGGTGAACAACCGCAACCCCTCACGGAACCGCTGCTCGACCTTCGGCCGTGTCACAGCGCCCGCCGGTGCTGCCCGCACCGTCACGCGATAAGGCACCGAGGTCAGGATCAACTCCTCCCCCGCCGGATCACGCCCCGATCCTGCAACCACCTCGGCCCACAAAACCCCCTGCGGCACCCAAAGCGTGGAAAAGCCCCCCGCTCCGTCCGGCACCCGCGTGGCCGCTTCCAGCTCCAACGCCCGGTTCAGATGCGGCGCCTTCATTTGCGGCCCCCACCACCCAGGATCCGCACCTGCCGCCAGCGCTCAATCAAAGTCACCACCCCGGCAGGCAAACCAACCGCCGCCGTGCCATCATCATGGCGATGCTCATAAAACTCCGCCGCCAGCAGCAACACCGCCTGCTGCAAATCCGCAGGCACATTGCCCCAGGTCGGGCCAAAACCCGCATCAAACTCCACCACCGCGCGCCCATCGCTCGGCACATCCGGCATCCCCGAAATCCGCGGGCGATGCAGATCCACCACCAACCGCACCTGCGCCACAGGCACCACCACCGCAGCCCCACCTGCCGCATACAGCGTCAGCGACTGCAGCGCAGACACCGGCGCAATCGGCAAAGCCTGCGGCTCGCGCCAGCATTCCACCTGCCAGGAAAACCGCCGCGCGATCAGGGCTTTCGCAATCCGCCCCTCAATCGCCGCCATCGCCGCGCGCAAATAGCTTTCCAGCAGCCCGTCCTGACCCGGCGGCAGGGCAAACCCCGCCCCCATCCGCAGATGGTCTTTCAACGCCTCAACCGGCAAAGCCGCGCCGGGAACCGCCGTTACTTCGGTCAACATCATCATCAATCTCCGGTGCCGCGAATGAAAAGTCGGGCGCGCGCTTCTCTCCCGCCCCGCTCGGTCGGAAGGGGGAGCAGCTAGACGGAACGAAAGGTCCAGCGCGCGCCCGATCCCGGCCCGCTGATGCGAACCGGAATGGCTAGGCCGCCTTAGGAAACGGCAACCTTCAGCAGCTTGATCGCCGCAAAGTCGGTGACCTCACCGCCCACACGCTTGGAGGCGTAGAACAGCACATGCGGCTTGGCCGAGAACGGATCGCGCAGAATGCGCAGGTCCGGACGCTCGGCAATCGTGTAACCCGCATTGAAATCGCCAAAGGCGATCGGGAACGAGTTTGCCGCGACATCTGGCATGTCCTCGCAAACCAGCACACGGTAGCCCATCAGACGCGCGGGCTCGCCCGCTTGCAGGCTGTCGTCCCACATAAAGCGACCATCGGCATCCTTCATCTTGCGCACAGCGCCAGCGGTTTTCGAGTTCATGATGAACGTGCCATTTGCGCGGTAATCCGCCCCCAGCGCATAGACTAGGTTCACAATGCAATCGCTGGCATTGGTGGCGGCAAAATCCGCCGCCGCCCCGGTCGGGACGTAACCCAGCGAACCCCAGGTCCATGTCCCATTCGCCACCTTTGCGGGCAGCAGGATACCCTTGGGCTGATCCACCCCGGTGCCATTGATAAAAGCGCCCGATTCCGCACGGGTGAACCGCGTCGCAATCTTGCCAGCCAACCAGCCCTCAACGTCAAAGGCGCTGTCATCCAGCAACCGCTGGCTGGCCTTGGGCATCGCCGACAACTCATGCAGCTTGATCGAAATCCGCTCAATCGTGGGGGTCGCAGTCTCTGCCTGCGCAATCACTTCGGTGGCCCAACCAGAGCCGACTTCGGTGCGGTCAATCAGCACGTCGAACGAAGTCGAATCCACCTGCACCACATTTGCCGCCGCGCGCAACGACGAGGTCGACAGCAGCAACGACCGGATCGTATCGGCCGTTTGCGGGTCCACCAGATAACCGCCATCGGCGGCCACCGCCGTGGACATCGCCTTGCCTTCCAGCACAAGGCCACGCAGGCCATCATCATCGCCAGAACGCAAATACGCGTTAAAGGCCTTCTTGTGCGGAGCGTCCAACTCCATAGCAGTGGACAGCGCGGGGCGCGAGTAGGTCATGGTTTTCCGATCCAGCATGGTCAATCGCTCTTCCTGATATTGCAACGCTTGTTTAACTTCGTTCTGAAAGCCGTTGAACTCTTTCAGAAATCCGGTCATGGCGGTTTTCACCTCCGCAACCGGTGTCAGGCCCTGGGACAAACCTTCCCCGGCCCGAGACTCTCTCTCAGTCATCGTCTCACCTCTTGATATGGATAAGGCGACCGCGCTTAGGCGCGCTCGGCCAGGCTCCGGCGCGCGTCCTCAAAGACGTGGGCCAATTCACGGATCACATCCGAAACCGCATCCGATTTCGCCGTCACCCGCGCTTCGGGAAGCATGGGAAATGTCACCAAAGACACCTCCCACAGCTCCAGCTCTTGCAAAAGGCGCCGCCCCTTGCCGTCGCGTTCTGCTTTGACGGTGCGGTAGCCGATCGACAGCCCGTCAATCGCCCCCGCCGTCAACAGGGCCGCGGCTTCGCGCCCCTTTTCCACTTCGGTCAGGATCCGGCCCTTGACCCACAGGCCTGTGCCGTCCTCCTTGACCTCATCCCAAACCCCGATGGGCTGCGTTGGGTCATGCTGCCACAGCATCTTGACCCGACCGCCGGCCTTGCTCATCCGCGCCAAAGACACCGCATAGGCCCCCTTTGCCACCACATCGCCGCCCTGATCCTTCACCCCAAAGACTGAGGCATAGCCCGAGACAACCCGCCCATCCGTCACTGTCAGGCCTGCGTCGGGCCGCAGATACTTCCGCTCCGGCGCGCCAAAATATTCCATCATCCCATCACCTCATTGCCGCTTTGATCAAAGCCTCGGCGCCCTGCGTCAGCAAGAACGCCGCCACGCCAAACACCCCCAGCCAGATCCGCTTTTCCAACCGCTCCAGCGCCGCATCAATCTGACCCAGCCGGTAATCCAAGGCGCCCCAGCGCTCTTCCATCACCCGCTCATGCGCCTCGATCCGCGCTTGGGCCGCATCGAAGCTGTCGTAAAGAAACCGCGATCCGCCGCCTTCCTTGCGAACGCTCATTCCTCCTCCTGCAGCCGTGGCAGCCCCAGCAGAACCCGCTTTTCGGCTTGGGTCAGAAAGTCAGATGCCCCCACCCGCGCCCATTGCAGATCCCGTTCCACCGACAGCGCCGCGATCTGGTCCAGATCAGGCCGCAACTCCACCACCTCACCAGTAAACACCGCCAGCCAATGCGACATCGCCGCCAGTACCCGCTGCGCGAGCGGCAAGACGGTCAACCGATAAAACGCCCGGTTGGCCTCTTGGTAATTCGCATAAGTCGCATCTCCCGGAATCCCCATCAGCATCGGCGGCACCCCAAAGGCGATGGCAATCTCACGCGCCGCCGCCTGCTTGGTCGCATGAAACTCCATGTCACTGGGCGAAAACCCCATCGGTTTCCAGTCGAGCCCCCCCTCCAGCAACATCGGTCGCCCCGCATTGCGTGCGCCCTGATGATGCGTCTCAATCTCGGCCACCAGCCGCTCATACTGATCCGTTGACAGGTTCGACTGCCCATCCGCGCCCTTATAAGTGATCGCGCCCGAAGGCCGTGCGGCATTGTCCAACAGCGCCTTCGACCAACTCGACGCGCTGTTATGCACATCAATCGCCACCGCCGCCGCCTGCAACGGCGACAAGCCATAATGGTCATCCGTCGGGTGGAACGACTTGATATGACAAATCGGGCTCAAGCCCTCTTTCACCGCAAAACGGTGCGTCCGCCCGCCCACAGCATAGTCATAGGCCACCGGCCAACCATCCGCCCCCGGCACCAAAGCCATCCGGTCAGACCGCAGAACATGCAGCTCCCCCGGCAACTTGTCATTGCCCGGAACCGCCTCGATATAAGCATTGCCCGACAGCAGCAAAAACCCGTAAACCGCCTCCAGCAGTTCCGCCCGCCCCTGCGCCGCATTGGGCCGCGCCAAAAGCCCCAGCAGCGGATGCACCTCAAACCGCCGTTCGGCGTCCTGACAGATCACCGGCAGCGCCGCCGCCGCTTCGGCAATCAGCTTGACCGCGCGAAACCCGATCGGGTTGCCCTGAAAGCCGTTCTTGGCCAAAGACACCGCATCACGCGGAGACCACGCCACCCGGCCCGAAGACCCCCAGGCCACCACGCGCCCCGTGGCGCTGGCCTTCTTTTCCACTGATGGGGCCTCGCCCCGCTCAGCGCGTTTCAGGAAATCGAACACCATTGCCGCTCCTTTGCATTGTCCAGCGGGCAAAACCCGACCGCCCCGCGCCAGATAGGCGCAGGCCAAATTTCTTCAATTTCAATCGCTTACAGCGTCCGAAGCCCCGGCCGCGTGATCTTGCCCGCAGGCTCCACCATCAGATCCGTCAGCGCCCAGACCAGCGCATCCAGCCGGTCCGGGCTGCCTTGCCCCTTCCACCCGGTCCGCGCCATCTGCATCATCTGCGCCTCCAGATCGCCCAAGCCCCGCTTATGCCCAACCCGCCCCTGCTCATACAAAGCCGCCACCGGCTCTGCCCGAAGCATCTTTGACCGTGTTGCCCGCACGGCTCGGTAAGGCACCATCGGGTCAATCTGCCGGATCACATCGCGCACCAGATCGCCGCCCTGATTCACCTCGGCCACCAGCCGATCCGCGCCAAATTCCTCCATCGCCGCCAGCGCCGCCCGCGCCCATCCATCAGGCGAGGCCCCCCGTACCGACCGATCCGCCAGCACCACCGCCCGCCATTCCCCCGGCGCGCCGCGCGTATCCGCCCCCACCACCACGATCCCGCATTCATCGCTTTGCTTGGTCGCCGTCACCGGCGGGTCCACCGCCACCACCACCCGCATCGTCTCGGGCGGCACCACCGCAGCCGCCTGCGCTATCATCTCAACGGTCCACAACGCATCCGGCACATCCTCGACAATCTCGCCCAGCAACTCTTGCCGGCCCATCAACGTGCCGCCAAACTTCGCATTGACCGTCTCCAGATAACCCGCCGCCAGATAGGCCCTATTCGCCTCACTCGGCGCATGGGTGATTACCGTTTCCGAATTTTGCAAAATCGCCTTCAGCACCCCCACATTGCGCGGCGTCGTTGTCACCACGGCTTGCGGACACGCCCCCAAGCGCAACCCAAACTGCAACTGATCCCAGGTAGCCTGCGCCTTCGGCCATTTTGCCAACTCATCGGCCCAGGCCGCATCAAACTGCGGCCCCCGCAGGCTCTCCGGGTCATATGCCGAAATCGCCTGCGCCACCGCCCCGTTCGGCCATTCCAGCATATTGCGGCTGGAAATCCACTTGGGCCGCCGATCCGGCGGAGAGCAGGCCAAAATCCCGCTCTCCCCCAAGATCATCACCTCGCGCACCTGATCCAGCGTCTCGCCCACCAAGGCAATCCGCCGCGCCCGGCCCGGATCCAAAGGCCCAGCCCCTTCAACCAATCCCCGCACCCATTCCGCGCCAGCCCGGGTTTTTCCAGCCCCGCGCCCCCCCATGATGACCCAGGTTTTCCAGGCCCCCTCGGGTGGCAATTGGTGTGGCAAGGCCCAGAATTCAAATATCCAGGGCAATGCCAACAACGCAGGCTTGCTTAGCCCCCCCAGAAAATCGTCAATCTCCTCGGGCAGCGCGGAGGCAAGCCAGGCGGCGCCCGATTTCAT